CACTGCCTACGTTCGCACAATCGTTCCGAGCGTTTCATCCTCCCATGCCTGCTCTGTTTCCCTCTACGACAATACGGAGTTACCGTTGCCCGCAACCAATATTCGAAAATAAACGGATTCAGCCGGCCGGTCGGAAATATCCGGAGAATCGAACAGCGACGTAGCATTTACACGCTATCAAATATGTAAATTTTGACACTTCTGTTTTTCCTGTATCCGGCACATCCGAGCATCCCCGCAACAAACCGAATCCGGCGGCGTCAAACCAATAGGGTATTTTCCCCGAATCGAACTTCGCGCGAACAAACCTTCCCGAAGAAATCAACAGCGCACTTTACCTTCAATCGACACGCTTCGCATTCCGGAGGTTCCCCAAAACCGTCGGTCGAACTCCGTCAAAAAAGGGTAACTCCGAATATCGCTCCATTTTTTCGCATCCAGCGGGAATTCGATCGGAACAGGCAGGATTTCGCCGCAGGAAACCGACTTTTCAAGAATCAAAATAGGAGCAAACCGCCTGCTCTCTCCGCCTCAAACACCCGAATCAGCGCTGAACGATCGAAAAATCATACGAGCTGAAAAGGTCATGAATGCCTCGGATTACAAAAATATAGATACCTTATAAATAAATAGATAAATGGATATGAAAGAATTATCAACAATCTGTTTTTAACATAATGTATACAACCGGAAAGGTATGGTAATTTTTAGAGAAGACAAGAGGCGAGAAATCATATTTTTCATTGAAAATAGTCACGAAAGGGTAGTATATTTACTTTTGTAAATAATTTCAAGTGAATTCAACGCCTTCTTTATTTACTTTCGTAAACGCAAATCGGAAAATCAGGTGTTCATAATTCATAATCTGTAAAACAACATTAAAACACATTCACGATTGACTAGCCTTCGGATTTCACTAAGTGCAAATATTGAATACACGAATTTATATTACAGAATACCAAATAATTATACGATTTATATGCACTATAAGATTTTATATATTGGAGTAAAACCAGCGCACGATAAAGGATTCTCATCACAGAAGATTATATAAGTATAAAATTGCAGAAAATCATATATTTGTCATATTCTATCTAAACATAATTAGTAAGTAAAAAGAAAATCGTGTTTTTACAGTTTTAATTTGTTTACAATTGTAAACAAATTCTTCCGTTGTTAATTGTTTACATTTTTGAATCTCGCTTGTTTTACAAAATAAAAATGTTTATATTTGTAAAAAATCAGGGAATATGGGAGAAAAATTGTTGAGACTGATGAAAAGCGAAGGATTGACTTCAAGCCGCCTTGCGGAAATTCTGGGGACAGGCGCTTCCAATATCTCCCATATCATCTCCGGACGCAGCAAACCGGGATACGATCTGCTACGAAAAATTCTGCTCAGTTTCCCGCAGATCAACCCTGATTGGTTGCTGCTCGACGACGAAACAATGTACCGCTCGGATGAAACTCCGATCAGGGAACAACCCGTTTCGCCCGATCTTTTTACGGCAGAATCTGCAACCTCCGAACAACCTTCCGGTTCCCCTTGCGAAACCGATATCGCCGGAAATACGGATACCGTCGACGCAGTCGATCCGCATCGGATCGCTTCCGGAGATTTTAGAAATATGACATCTTCTACCGTGCAACGAATCATCATCGTTTATTCCGATCGAACCTTCGAAAGTTTTACGCCGAAACAGGAATAAGAAACCTGACCGCAGCTCCGTTCTCAAATTTGCCGGACACGGATAATCCGGACTTCAACCGGCGTTCCCATTCGATCATACGTCATCGGTTCGGACGTCTATCCGAACCTATCGAAGCAACGAATCCCGTCCGACACTTCGGACGCAGCCCCATTTCCCTGCCAACGGGTCACGATTCGTTTTTGCCAACTATCTTTTCCTCCCGTAAAATACGGTAGACGGAACCTTACCGGAATTAACATAATATAGACTCCAAAAAACAGGTTCTTAGGAGTATTTTCGGTACCACGGAATTTCTCCAAATTCCTTGGTCGCAATTATTTCTTAATAATGCATCGGCACGGCCAAAAAGAGTCGGCGAATCGCCAGACCTCCGGCGACTTCAAAACAGATCCATAGTGGTCCAGAGAAATATTATAATCCCGCATTTTATAAAACAACAAATAATGGATTAATATTTATATTATGTTAAATTAGAGTATTTGTCTAACTATCTAAGTCCTTGCGACTTTTATTTTTGTAACAAACTTTACAGGTTTTATTATGTTAAGAAAGGAGATTCTTCCCCGTCTTCGTAAGATTCTTGGCTATTCTACTGATGGTTGGGTTGCTGCTTATCGTTGTAATGACAAGAATTTGCAGTATTTGTATGATCAGCTCTATAATCAAGTTAATTCTGTTTTTGAGTTTGCTAAAATGATTGAACGTTTTGAAAATTCTAAAAGGTAAAGTTATGATTAAAGTATTTTTTAAGGGAAGTGTGTTGCATCTCAAAGATACGGAACGCAATCGTCGGCTTTTGCAGGAGATGCATGATAAGAGTAAGGAAGAGCATCTTCGTTTCGAGTTCCGTACAGGTCGTGTTCGTCAAATTTTTTATTATGATTACGATAAACCCAAAGCTTGTGAAGAACCTCAAACAGCTCCTGACTTCTAAAAAGTTTTGGACGTTGGTCGCGGCTCTTGTTGCTGCTTTTGCCGCCTTTTTTACGACTTCCTGCGCTACGTCTACTACTCTAACGGTTCGTGGTGCACAGGTTGATTCACTCGATTTTAATCGCACTGTTCAATTTAGAATGAAAAAATAATTATGAAGGAGTATGTTGTCAAAGTAAATGGCCGTCCCGTTTTCGGTTGTTTTCTCAAAGAGACGGTTTGTCCCGTTGTTCTTGATCTTCGTAAGCGTCTCGGTGGTGATGCCGTTATTACGGTTGAGATTGTTACGACTGAACCTTATGATCCCCTTTCGAATGACGCTGAGTGTAAGTAGAACTGTTTTCGAGAAGCTTATGACAGCTAGTTCGTTAGATGCTTTTCGGTATCTGGTGTCTTGGTGTGATGAAATGGAATTCGTCCGTGTTCGCACGGGCGATTCCCTTGTCGTCTTTCGTTTTCGTAAGAGTGATGATTTTTTTCGCTGGCGTGATTGGGTTTTGGATGCTCCTTTGACTTTTACCTATGTCCGTCGTTTTGACGATGTTGTCGTAGTAACTGTTCCGTTATTTTCTTTCATTCAAGGTCTTTCGGTTGGCAAAGTATGGCATGTGAGCACCCAAAGAAGATAATCAACCGTCGTTATAAGGATATGACCTTTAATGAAGTTGTCGATTATGCCAAATTGAATTACGGTATGATATGGCCTCCGGATTATATCGTTGAGGTTCCGTGTGGTTATTGCTTTTCGTGTCAGAAGTCGAGTAATAATCAGTATCGTATTCGCTTGATGTATGAGATTCGGAAATGGCCTCCGAATACCTGTTTGTTTGTTACCTTGACGTTTGATGATGAAAACTTGATTAAATATCAGGATAATCCAAATAAGGCCGTTAGGCTTTTTTTGGATCGTATGCGCAAGCGTTTTGGTAAGCAGATACGTCATTGGTTCATCGGTGAATATGGATCTTTAAAAGGTCGTCCGCATTATCACGGTATTCTTTTTAATGTTCCGCGAGAGCTTAGCACGGTTTATTCTGTTGCTCATCCTGGCGATCATCCTGTTGTTCGTGAGCTTTGGCAGTACGGTTTTGTCTTTGTCGGTTATGTTAGCGATAAGACGTGCAGTTATATTACAAAGTATTTGACGAAGTCTTTGAACGGTAAAAAAGTTCGTCCGCGTGTCATCTCTTCTCGCGGTGTTGGCGACAACTATTTGAGTTCCGACGAGAGTCGATTGCATAAGGTAGGTGATAAATTGCAGCCTTTTATGCACTTGAATGGTTTCCCGCAGGCGCTTCCCCGCTATTATTATAACAAAATCTTTTCGGAAGTTGACAAGCAGAATATGGTTTTGAATAACTTTATTTCTCCGCCTCCTTTTGTTTGGCAGGGTGTATGTTATCCGACCGAGGAAGAGCGGAATTCCGCTCGTGCTTCTACTTTCGAAAGCAATAAAAGTAGTGGTCTTACTCCTTATGTTGCTCCTCCGGTGAATAAGGTAATTCCTTCTGAGGAGCGATTCGAGAAACGATTAGAACAATTTGAAAATGAATTTGCGTTATGAGTAACTATCGAATTCCATCCGATTATGTAAATGATACCCCGCGTGCTAACCATAATTGGCGTGCGGAATCTTACGGTACTATCCATCCAGGTGTTGCTATTCCTGTAAAGTGGCGTCATCTGAATGCTAAGGATCGTTATCGTGCCGATCCACAGGTTTTGATTCAGTCTCAACCGCTTCACGGCCCGCTGCTTCATGGCTTTAAGTATATTACGATTTGTACTTTTATGCCGGATAGTTTTATTTATGGTTGGATGCGTCACGGTGTTCGTTATACTCCTAAGCAGTATATCGATTTTGAGCGTTTTACCTTTTGTCCCTCTGGAGATGCTGGCGTTTATGTTGATCCTACGTATGGGCCTGCTTCTGGTACTAAAATACCCTACAAAGGTCTTGTTCCCGGCATTCGTTCGTATAAGACTTGGATTTCCGATATTCCGATTGATGATTCTGATTATGACTTAGATCATGTTGGCCGTGGTGGTCTTTGGGATTGGCTTGGTGTTCCTGCTGGTACCGTTGTTCCTCGTTGGTCTCCTTCTGGTGCTACGCCTGTCGGTGGCGAGCAGCTCGGCCCGTCGATGAATTGGCGTATTGAACCTGTTTTTTGTTATCTTCTTTCGCATTATTATTATATTGCGAATATGCAGGAGGATTATATGTATTTTACCCGTTCGGTTTTTGGTCGCTATAAATCTGACGGTACCCCGATTTTTAATAATTCCTTCCATAATACGCTGATTGGCTTCGATTTTTCGACCGTTATCGAGTCGCTTGCCTTGTTGAATCTTACTTCGTCGTCTCCTGGTTATTCCGGTGCTGATCTTTCCAATTTGTCCGGTTCTGTTAAGTGCTTGATGTGTAACGGTCTTGGCGGTTATGGCGGTCTTCTTTCCGTTCCTTATCAGCCCGATTTATTCAATAATATTATTAAGGCTGGCGAAAGTCCTACGGCGTACGTTGAAGTCGAGCAGCAGGATGGTAAGGATGTTATCGCTGTTCCTCGTTTGCGTTTGCAGACGAAAGTCCAGAATATGCTCGATCGTATGTTTGTCTCCGGTGGTCGTTTTGAAGATTTGTTGCGTACTCTTTTCGGTACGAAGGGTTCTCCGGTTATTAATAAGCCTGAATTTCTCGGTGCTTGGCAGGCTTCTATCGATCCTACGAACGTCGTTTCCCAGGCGCCCGGCGCTGGTTCCGACGGTACTGTCGATCTCGGACAAATGGCTGCTCGTGTCGATCGTTTTTCGTCGTTCAAAGGTTCGCAAGGTGTCGATTATTACGCGAAAGAACCTGGCACAATCATGTTTATTTCAATGCTTGTTCCTGAACCGGCCTATTTCCAGGGTCTTAATCCCGACCTTGTCGGTATGTCTTTTGCGGATGATTTCAACCCTGAAATGAACGGTATCGGTTTCCAGACTGTTCCGCGTCATCGTTACTCTACGCTTCCGGCTGGTATTCTTCCGCAGAAGCCGTATGCGTCTTCTGCGGAAGCGCCGTCTACTCCGTGGGTTCAGAGTGCACTCCTTGCGAATGCTGACCCGAATTTAGTAGAAGTCGGTGAAGAGGTTGCGTGGTCTTGGCTTCGCACGGACTATCCGACTCTTCACGGCGAGTTTGCTGAAAATGGTTCGTGGCAGTATTGGACGCTTGCTCGTCGTTATTCTTTTTACGGAACTTTTCTAGCTGACGATATCGCTAAGCCGGAGGGCGAACGTGCGTATTACGGTTCAGAGAGTTTTACAACCTACATCAATCCTCTTGACTGGCAGTATATCTTTACTGCACAGACTCAGTTGGACGCTAATTTTATGCTGTATGCGTCGTTTGATGCTACTGTAACGTCCTCGCTCAGTAAGAATTATATGCCTTATCTTGGTAAATAACGTGTGCGCGCGCGCTTCGTGTGTGCACGCGAATTTTACCTGTGCTGACCTTCTTCGATCCGACCGGTCCCGTCCGGTCGGGAGAAGGCTCACCGCGCCCGCCGATAGGCGGTTAATAGCGCGGTAATGGAAATCCGCTCAGCCTTGACCACTTCAATTGCTTGATGTCGGTCGAATTCGAGCATGATTTAATGCCTTCTCACTCGATCTATTCGCCCCTAAAAGACTCCCTTATAAATACATACGACCGAAGGGAGTACCTATCTGCGCGGTGACTCATTGCGCAGCCGGTACGGCTGCCTCGACGCTTTTAGCGGAGAGTGAGGCACCGTGAGCGTGTAAAAAGTGTAATTTAAAATCAGAAACTATGTACAAATCTCGATTGATTCGTCACTCTGTTGGTAGTGACGAAGTTCGCAACCCCTTTTGTCCCGATCTTCGTATCGCTCGTCCTGTTTCGTACTATGTTCGCGGCGGTGTCGATTTGGACGGTATTACGACCCGTCCGGCGCTTCCGTCGTCTTTCGATTCTCCGGATGAGGTTGCCGATGGTCTCGTAGATGTTGGCACAGATGCGCGTGTTTCGCGCTTGGATATTGCTGCCGAGGCTTCGAAGGCTTATCGTTCGGCTTCCGAGAAGCGAGCGCTTGCCGAATTGAATCCGGATGCCAATGCTAAGTAACTGATCGAGCGAGGGGCCGCAATATACTTGATATATATTGCGGAGTGCGGAAAGCACGTCCCCTCGCTCTAAAAAAAAAACAAGCTATGTCGTTTTGGGAAAACTTAGGTCTTTCTGCTGGTGATAGTTTCCTTTCCGGTGCTTCTGATGCTCTTTTCGGCGGAATCAAAGCTAAACGGAATTGGAAGTACAAAAAGAAGGAGATGGCACTCCAACAGCAGTATAATGTTGAGAATATGGAACGGCAGTACGGTTACCAGGTTGATATGCTCAATCGTCAAAATCAGTGGAACGCTCCTACGAATCAAGTTTCGATGTGGCGCCAAGCTGGTATATCGCCTACCGCCGTGTTTGGTTCCGGTAATGGAGGTGTCGGTCTCTCCGGTACTCCCTCCGGCCCTTCCTCGTCGAATCCTTCTGCGTCTGGTAATGCGGATAATTCGCAGGCTGTGAAGTCAGCAATTCTCTCTGAGGCTAAACGCTTGCAAAACGAGACGAAAGTCGCCGCGTCTGTTGCTGAAAAGAATGAGGCTGACGCTGATGCTGCTCGTGCTGCTGCTGCCCGCGATCGGGCCGATGCGGATACGAAAAATCTTTTCCGTGACGATCTTCTCGAAGGTATCCGGCTTGGCAATGTTGGCAAAGGTTTTGAAAATCGTATTGCCGAGCAGAATGCTAAACTTAAGGAGGCTACGACGCCCATCGAAATTGATAAGGCCGCCGCGTCTCTTCGTAGTATCATTGAAGATGCGAATCTTAAACGTGCGCAGATTAATGAGATTCTTTCGCGTATTCGCTTAAATGAAGAGTACATTAAGACCGAAGGTTTTAAGCGTATGGAACTTCGTGAAAGTGCTAACTTAAAAAATTCTCAGGCTTATAAGACGGACATCGAAGCACATACCGAAGAGATGATTCAAGACTACAAGGTTGCAATGGCTCGTGAAGGTGTTGATAAGATCGAGGCTGATACTGCTGAGGCGAAAGCTCGTGCTAAGAAAGTCGATGCGGAAATTGAGCGGATTGGTAAGGAAAATAAACTTACCGATGAGCAGATTACGGCTTCTAGACAAGCTCGTGCGCGTGCTTGGGCTGAGTTTGGTGTAAATACTCTTCGCGCTGTTTCTGAGGAAGCGCGCCGTTGGATTTATTTTTGGAGAAAAGAACCGTCTTCTACTAATATTTATGGAGCCGATGGTAGAGTAATTGGTGAAGGTGGTATTTTGCAAAAACCGTATTAAAATTTGGATATTTGAAAAAAAAGGTTTAATTTTGTCCTATGGAATTTCAGGATTGGATGATAGCCCCTATTGTTGTGGTTTTGCTTGGTCTTATTCTTTTTATCTTGGTTCGTGTTATTTCTAAGGCTTATGATAAAAAGGTTGAAAAAGATCGTCGTCGTTATTTTGAATTTCTCGAAGCTGATTTAAAACTTCGTCGTAAGTATAAAGATTGATGTATTTACAAATGTAAATTATTTGTAACTCGTTCTTTGACATTCGAATAACTCTTACTATTCGAATGCTCTGATTTACCATAATTGTAAAAATTCTTCTGAAAGTGGTAGAATACTTTATATTATGTTAAATTAAATATCGATCCGGCCAAAAGGACCATTCGAACGGTCGGATACAGCTACCCCGACGGCGTATCAATCACTGAAATATTCCACTTTGTAATCCGAAAATGCACGATTCCATCGATTTCCCCACAGGAAAATGCGCAGTGAACCGGATTTTTCGCTACATTTGTTCTTATTCACCGGAGCGGTTTTGCCGTCCGGAAACGATGATACATAACGACTATGAGAACCGCATATCTATATTTATTATTCCTGTCGCTTTTCGCAACAGGTTGTACGTCAAGCACCCGCCAGACAGACAAGGAGCGACTTTACGTCTCGATCCTGCCGCTGCGTTCGCTCATCGAGCAGATCGTCGGAGACGACTTCAAAGTCGACGTATTGGTTCCGGCGGGCGCCAGCCCCGAAAGTTTCGAACCGACACCGCGCCAGTACGTTGCGCTGAACCGGTCGAAACTGGTCTTCAACGTCGGGCTTATCGACTTCGAACAAAATCTGTTACGCGATTTTCCCGATCGGGAGAAACTGGTCAACCTGAGCCGGGGCATCCGGCTGCTCGAAGGGAGTTGCGCACACGGACATACACACGAACCGACCGGAAAAGCACGCGCGTCCGAAGGGCACGCACACGGCATCGACCCTCACATCTGGACCTCGCCGCGCGCACTGAAACAGATGGCCGCCAACGCTTACGACGCGCTTCGCACATCGTTTCCCGACTCGGTTCGTTATACGGAAAATTACGAAAAACTGCTCGTCCGCCTCGACTCGCTTGATACGGCCTGTGCCGAAGCGCTGCGGCAGGCGAACGTACACACGATCGTGATCTACCACCCCGCCCTCACGTACTATGCGGC